ATGACCTCATTCATATCTTTGTAGATGTCCTCGACATCTTTCTGATAGTCCTTGAGTTTATCTAGGCGTTTCTGTTCCGCTTTTGCAGCCTTTTCTAGGGCTGCTGCATCCACAGTCGCAGTAGTGGTGGTCTTGCCACCCTTCTTAGTGGTAGCCACATCCTTCTCAGCTTTGGCTTTTGCCTTGCCCACATTGTCTAGAGTCTTGATGAGGCTGTTCGCCTTTGCTGCTGCTTTATCTGCAAAGTCGCTGACTCCATCTAGCCCTTTGTTGAGTAGATCGAGTCCACTCTTTGCATACTTACCTACGCCTGGGAGTTTTGATAGAGCTCCGAGTACAGTCTTGAGAGGGGTCATCATGAACTTGAGGACAGCCTCACCCACTTTGCCTACCATCGGGATGATAGATGCGAAGGCAGTCAGACCAGCCTTGCCTACCGAGATGATGACATTGCGGAAGGTTTCGCTGTTCTTCCATAGCTTGACTAGACCTGCAGCGAGCAGACCTACTGCGATGACTATCAGACCGATAGGGTTCATCTTTTGAGCAAGGTTGAGAAGTTTCTGAGCTATCTCAGCGCGCTTCACAGCGAGTGTATAGACACCCCACGCTACTGATCCGATACCGACTGCAATAGCGAACGCTTTGATCTCATCCTGATTGTTTTTGAAGAAGTTGCCTAGTTTTTGTAGCAGAGGTATGCCCACCTTGAGTACAGCTAGTAGTCCCTGGAACGCTGGCATGAGAGCATCTCCGAGCGCAACCTTCGCATCTTCCATCTTCGCCTGTAGCGTTTTCATGGTGTTCGCTGTGCCATCGGCAGTACGCGCATAGTCACCCTGAGCTAGGGCTGTGTCCTTCATGATGAGCGCATATGCCGCTTGAGCCTTAGCCGCAGGAGTCAGCGCATCAGATGTGGACTTGATGAGTCCGAGAGACAACGCCTCAGTCTTGAGTCGAGCCTCGTTCATCGCTACACCGAACCGCTTGAGTGGCTCTGTCTCACCGGATAGACCTGATCTCAGAGCTGTGATTGCATCATCTATCGAGGTGTTGTTGAAAGATGCCATGTCACCTGCGAGCTGTACGAGAGACATAGACATATCCTGTGCCTGTCCCTGTCCTAGCCCGAATGCCTGGAACAAGTTGCCGTATGTACCTGCAGCCTCTAGAGCAGCCTGATTACTGATACCCATACTGTCTGCGGCGGTTTTGCCCCACGCCTCGACTGCTGCTGCACCCTCTCCAAAGACCACGCGCACCTTTGATAGTGACTCTGCCATGTTTGAGGCAGCCATAACTGTGTCTTTGGCAAACGCGACTAGCTGTGTACCTGCAAAAGCGACACCGAGAGTCGAGGCAACACCTTTGAGTTTGCTAGTGAAGTTGCTCATGCCGGTGCTAGCGACCTTCACATTGTCATCTACGCCTTTGATAGCCGCCTGTGCCTGAGCTAGACCCTGTTTGAGGCTAGTGACATCAGCCTGTATCTGTACGAGAATCGGAGGTATTGCTGTCATATCAACCCCTGATCCGCGATACAAACGCGCTAGTAAATACTCTGTTCAAAGTGCCGTTAGCTGAGAGATTTCTCGCTGCTGGCCCAAGATAAGGATATTTTACGCCTGGCTTCCATCTTGGGTGTCCTAGTTCCACAGCTCGTGCATAGACCATAGTGGCAGATACGACTACTGAGTAGCTATCGCCAAATCCTTTGATAGGCATGGAGGTAGTGATACTTCTGCGCAGATTACCTGTGCGCACATTTGGACCAGGGCGACCTGATGCGTTTTGTTTAGCCTGTCGCTCTACAGCTAGACCTGTGATCTGTATAGCCTGAGCTACAGCCTGGTCAATCTGCGCTGCAGTTCTCTGTATGCCTGAGATGACCTCAGATAGGTTAGGTATCGTCACTCGTGCGGTCACGATCTCTCCATCCTCTCTGCCTTCACCTCATCTACTACTGCGGCTATAGCCCAGAGCCAATCCGCCGTATTAGCCGGTAGATCATCTACCTGGTCGGGTGTCCATCCAAACCTGTCGGCTGCGATGTAGTACACCCACTCCTCATCAGGATATTCAAACGCTTCGTGGCGTTCTCCACCCTGAATCAGCCATTTGAGCCGTTCGAGTCGGCGGTAGTCGCTTTTGGGTCTTTTTCATTCTCATCAGTCTTGGCTAGAGATGGGAATAGAACTTCCTGTGCCTCTTTTGTGTGCTCTACGAGTGCATCGTAGTCAGCCATATCTAGCTCATCTAGTGTGTCTAGTTTGACTGCAGGGATAACGAGATCGAACGACCAGTCCTCGACTAGCATCGCGATGAGCGAGTCAGATAGAGCCATCGCCTTTGATAGGTCGCCACCCTCTACCTCTGATGCTCTCAGTACGCGCTTGCGATCCTTGACCTTGAGAGTCTTTGGGTCTTTGAGAGTAGCTGTTGCACCCGATGGGAGTTTGATCTGCTTTGACATTTTGCCTCCTTAGAAAATATGCCTTCGCGCATCATAACTGAAAAGGAACAGGGGCGCGGAATAGCGGGGAAGGCGTACCGCTATCAACCAACGCCCCTGTTCTGGAACTACTAGGCGTATGTGCCTGATGCTTTGGCGTTCTTTAGCACCCACTTGATAGGAGCGAAACCACCGGATGATCCTGCATCTGTGGTGTTGCCCTGTCCGTTGATATCGACTGTGACCTGTACATAGTCCTCGCCACGCTCGATAACTGCTGCGGTATATGCGCCCTTAGTGATGGTCGCCTGTACCTGTACCTCGTCAGCACCTGTGCCATAGTTCCAGTTCAGAACGATTGCTGGCTGAGTGTTGTTGAGGAAGCGTGTGAGCTCTGTGTCGTTTTCCATGATGAAGGTGATTTTGCCTGTGACCTCGATAGGGCCGAGGAACACCTGATATGGATTCTGTGTGTTGCTGATGCCATAGACAGGGGTGACATTGCGCTTCATGTCAATGTTTCCAGTCATAGCGTTAGCTACTGAGCTACCGCCGATGCTGACAGTACCGCGCCATACAGGTGTAGGGAGCACAGTAGAGAACGATGGAGAGGTAGCAGACTGTGTGCTAGATGCCCATCCTGTCGTCTTTGCATCGTATTCGAGCATTCCATCTGCGTTGAAGCGGAGGGAGAAGTCAGAGAACTGACATCCTGGATATGAGCGATTACCTGCTGCGTAGAAATCTGTGAGGGTATAGCTGATTGGCTGGTCATCTGCTCCAGCCGTGAAGCTGTTTTTGAGCGAGATGGTATGTGTGTATGGTGCTGATGCACCGGCTGTTGAGACACTACCTAGCAGACCTGCGATGGCATATCCGATGGTGTCTGCGAATACAGATCCACCGAAGTCCACAGTCGATCTTGTGCGACCCTGGATGTAGTTGTAGTTCACAACATTTGAGCCACGAAGCCCTGTGTCGTATAACGGATCAACGATATCTACAGGCTTCAAGCTGTCTTTAGCGACAGGGATGAAGTCACTTGGTGCTACAACCGTACCTTTTGTCACTTCTTTTGCGATACCGAGGTACGAGCGTACCGATTGTTGTACGGTCATCTATTCACTCTCCTGCTTTCTGGTCTGTCGAGGCAGACGGTTTGATTGGTGCTGCTTGTACTGCGCGTGGTGCTCCTGCCGGTGCGCAGTCAGGATGTGCAAATCCCTCTGGCGCATCAAACTCATCACCTGGCTTGACTGTGATCCCAATAGCAGGGAACACTCGTTCATCTGTGCCGTTATATTTCAGTCTCATGGTGCTCCTTATGCTTGGATCATTTCAGTCACATCGAATTCTAACTCAGCGTATGTCTCTGTTGCGCCCTCATTGCTAGTCGCAGGTTCTCCATACCGAGCTCTGATGATGGGCTCTGCACCCTGCCACACGAGGTTGCCTGTGGTATCGCCGAAGTTATGGTCAGACCGAAGCCTCTCTTTGATGTTGTCTATGAGGGTATCAAAATCTGTCATTGCGCTCTCGGCGTTTGTGTGCATAGAGTGTGTATAGACCTGTATGACGACTGAGTAGTCCACACGCTTCCATCCGCTATGCGCTCCGCCTATGGCTAGACGAGTCTCGTTCTCCGCCGCGATAAAGATGACGGCAGCAGATCGAGTCATCTGCCCAGGCTGTGCGTTCACCTGATAGTTGATGCGCTTTGGGAAAGATGTGAACACCTGATTGAGGGTAGGTATAGGTGGATTTGATATGAAAGATGAGAGGGTAGCTCGTACCCCTGTGCGCCCTGCCATTACCTAATCCTGCGGTACTTGTTCACCATGTCGAGGGCTAGAGCTATCTCACCTGAGTATCTAGCGTTGTTCCCGATATTGACTGTGGGCTGAGTAGTCAGATTCATCGTCATGCTGTTGTCACCGCGCACCTTGAGGAAAGCGGTAGTGATGAGGATGCAAGCCTCCTTGATGGCGTTCGGCAGATTACCGATAGCGACTCCTGCGGCGTGGGTATAGGCGAGCGCGCTAGTCAGAGGTACAGTCGTAGAACCATTGGTATATGTACTCGCTACTGTGATGCGCTCGCTTTTCGATCCATCGTAGATGCGGTATGGCTGACCGGCGATGATGCCTGTGCCATCAGCGACTGTCAGAGAGGTAGCCCCTGCGGTAGCCGTAGCGATGGTGGTGTTCACGAAGCCTGAGACATAGGTGTACTCGGTGAAGAGCTGTTGGCGTGGGCTATAGCCAAAGCCGAAGCCCAACGGCCCCTGCGAGCTGTAGTTCAGGCCGAGATTTGAGAGAGGAATGATGAGCTGTTGAGCCTCGAACCACGCTGTAGAGCAGTCGGGTAGGGCTACTAGGTTGTTTGGGTCTGTCCCATACTGAAAACTAGAGAGCGAGATGATAGGTGAGTTGTTGGGATGTAGAGCTACGAAGCCCTGCCCATTGACCCTGACTCGCTGTGTTTCTGTGTACTGATCTGCCACGAGGGACTGATTCAGGTACTCGTTCATATATGAGGATGCTCGTAGGATCACATTTGCGAGCTCGGCATCCTGCGCTGCCTGATTGCCTCCGACTACGAGATTGTTGTAGTCGATAGAGGTAGGGGCATCTTTGTACTCCTGGACTGTGAGGTAGGGATACTCTTGAATCGTATCGGGCGTGATACCTACTGCCATGACTACTCCCCATCTCTAGCTATATCTGTCGCCTCATGTCCACAGCGACCACACTTGCGAAACCACCCATCAAAGCCACAGGCTATACAGGTGAAGCCTCGCTGCATATCGCCCTGCGAGATTGGATTGAGAGATGCCTCGAAGAAGCCCTCTCGCTTCATCGCCTCGCCATGTGCTCGACTTTCTACATTGTAAATACCCCCACGATCTGGGTTGTATTTCACTCCGCCAATGACTGTCTCTTTCACGCCTTTATCTGGAGCTACATATCTTGGCATTTTGCCTCCTATAACTGATGGAGAGTGCGGCTATTACACCGCACCCTCCTCGCCTTATTCAGTTGTACTACGCGGAGATGATTCCTGATACTGCGCCGTTCCATGCTGGAGCTGTGCAGAAGAAAGTACCTCGGAAGTAGGTTGAGAAGTCATAGCTGAACTGAGTCACAGGCCATTGGATGCCCATGTAGTCCTGAACCATGAAGTTTGCCCATACATCGCTCACTTCGGTATCTGGGATAGGAAGTGTGAATGAGAGGACAGGAGCAACGCCCTGATTTAGCCACGGATGAACCATGAGATCGACAGCCTTACCGGTGACTTCGTTCTGGATACCAGTCACGATAGAACCATAGGTGATTCCATCCTTACCTGGCTCTTGGATAGTCAAACGATAGTTAGCTGTAGAGCCACTCTTGATTGCATCTGAGAGTTGCTTACGGTCATTGCCGTTGAGTAGCACCATGTCAGGATCAGCCTTGACATTCTGGTAGAGCTGCGCGAACACAGTCTGGAACTCTGCACCTGGATTAGAGGTGGAGAAGGTGCTGTTGATGGCGTTGTTGAAGCCTGAGTTAGCTCCGAGAACAGTTGGGAGGATGCCGTCATATCCTGTTGCATATGCAGAAGTATCTGCAGATGCGCGAGATGCTGCTGCACCTGTTGTGGTGAACGCAGCGTTGTTGCCAGTCAGACCTGCTGCACCTGCACCCTGGATGGTGAATGTGCCTGTTCCGCGAAGTGTTCCCTGATACTTGAGGTTTGCTGCGCCTGTGGCTGTACCAACATAGATGTTGTAGCCAAGAGCACCTGCGACTGCGGTGCTAACTGTGACAGTTAGTACATCGCCTGATGCGACTGCGGTGCTTGCCTCTGTACCGAGGATGGACTCGCCAAAGCCGTTGCCTGAAACACCAGCATCTGCGGTGACATTTACATAGTAAGTGGCAGCAGCGAGAGCTGTTTGTGATCCTGATGCAACAGGTGATGCGAGTGTGAAGGTAGGTGCTGATAGTGCGCCTGAGTAGCCTGATGCAGTACCACGAGCCATGAGCATCATGCGTTCTTCCATCAACATCGTTGCATATAGCGTAGATGTAGATGAGAGCTGACGAAGGTCTTGGTATCCCAAGCCTGAGAAGTTAGCATCGAACGAAACGCTGTCGGATAGTGAGTAGCTGTTGTATGGCAACACTAGGTCGTCAGCAGCATAAGAGATGATTGGGCCGCGCTCGTAGTTGATAGAACCAAAAGTAGCGGTTGATGACTCTGTGATACCAGGCCATAGGTTTCCGACTCCGCCTGTACCTGTACCTGTGTATCCGAGGATTCTCTTGACACGGTGAGATGTACCGACACCCTTCTTACGAGGGATGCGGTTGCGAAGTGGAGTTGGGCGTGGTGTGAGCAGTTTTGCAGGTGCTTCTAGATCGAAGGCTGCGAAAGATGTGCTCAATGGTGATGTGAGGGTAATCTCCTTCTGGATATCCTGCATCGCCATGCGTTGTGCGGCGAGTGCATTCTGTAGTCCAGCTACTGCATCAGGAGCGAGGCTCTTGTTTGCAACAAGCGATTCCATCGCTGATGTTGCATCTACAGGTGCTTGTCCTGGGACAGATGAGGCATTACCCAATGACTTGTTTAGAGCACCGAGGTACTCATCGTGGCGTTGCGCTGCCTCTACCGGTGATACATCACCGAAGAGATCAGTTGCGCGAGGCATTTCAGCCATTGCGTGTTCCTTTCGTTGTTTGGGTTTTACTTGTTCAGGGTGTCATGCTCTGCTGCAAACTTCTCAGCGAGAACGCGATATCCCTTTGCAAGTGTTGGGTCAGTTGTTGCCTTTGCTTTCGCGTTATACATAGCAGCCTTCACTAGAAGGTCGCTAGAGGTTTCAGCTACAGGTTTCGCTGTGCGCTTTGGGCCTCCTGCTGCCGCGAGAGATTTAGCCGTAGCTAACTCAGTTTCCAAACTCATCGCACGACTCTCCGCTGCCTCTTTTGCAGACATGAGTGCCTCGATCTCTGTTCTGATGGACTGTGTTGCGCTCTTTATCGCTTCTTCAACGATGGCTTCTACATCTGCAGACTTAGGCTCATCTGCAGAAACTTCATCTTCTACCTTTTCTTCATCATCAGGCTCTGCACTCTTAGGTGTCTGGTCTGGTGAGTACATCTCTGCGGTAGTCACATGAGATGGCTTCGCGACATTTGCGAAGTCGTTGGTCTGTGTAAGTCCATGATCTGTGCCTGGCTGATTGCATCCGCACTCTAGGCACTTGCTGATCTCTGCAGACTTCTCTGCATCCTCATCAGCCTCCATGCTCTTGAGGTATTTGTCCCAACACTTTTTTGCAAAAGCATCGGACTTGCCAGCCTCTTTGCATCGCTTCATGAATGACTCTTTAGACTCATCCTTCTTAGGACTGAACTTGTCCATGTCCTCGTCATCATGCTCTGCTTTTGTCTCCTCAGCATCATCTTTCTTCGCTGCGAGCTCGATATCTTCTAATACTTCTTCCACTTCTCCCTCTGCTTTCTCCCCTTCGTACCATGCAAAGAGGTGGTGTACTGCCTGTAGTAGATGAGCGATGGACATCTGTTCATCATGTCCCTCGCCGAGTTCCTCCGCTTCGATAGCGATGAGCTGTGCTAACGCCTGTCGAGCAGAGTCGTATGTTTTCTGGTCAAACTTGAGGAGGTCAGTACCTCGATACGCTTTGGATAGCTCAACGATTTCGTTAGCTAGTGCTGTCATGGCATCCTCCTCAGAGATGTGCGATAAGTCTAAAGTATTCGCGGTCTTTTTCGTTTTGCGTTTGTACTTGCCCCCACGCTTCTTGTACTCGCGTACCACCCAGGCATTTGCTACAGCCGATGGATAGACATCGAACTTCTCTTTTGCCTCACGCTTGACTCGGTTATAGAGCTCCATATCTGCAGGTTCTGATCCCTCGCCACCCTCGTTGATGCTCTCATAGTCAGGCTTCTCATCAGCCTTCTCTATGAGCTCCTCGACCTGGATTACAGAGTCCTCCCCTGCCGCAGACTTGGCTAGGACTAGCTGACAGTTCGGATTGGCAGGTCTATCCACTAGGGATACCTCGACAATCTGACCATCTACGATGCGCCCATTAGCAGCCACTTTGTCTCGTGTCACGCGTGGATTTTTGATACCGATTGAGAAGCCTTTGAGTACCCCTGTCTCGACCTTTTTGACTGATACAGGATCAACGACTAGGGCTGTGATGTAGTGACCATCGCGCTTGAGCTCATACTCTTTGGCTACACCTGCAGCGATATTGCTGTGCTGCTCTCGGATGTTGCCACCGGACTTGAACCATGCTGGCATGGCTCGATCTAGCCATTCGCCATCGCATATCTGTTGGTCTATATCTACTGAGTCATCTGTTGCCTTGCCATAGACAGTCAGAGTGCCGTCAGAGTTTCTATCCGCCTTCTCGATACCGAAGTACGAGGTAGTCAGATTGCTCATAGTGGACTTCTCCTTGCTTTCTTGTGATCTGATGATGCCTCTAGCCCATGACCATCCTGCATCGCCACCCCATAGTAGCCATGCGATGTATCCTGCCGAGTCTTTCCCCCAACCCTCGCCCTTCTTATCTACCTCATGACGAGAGAAGTAGCTGTTCATCCGCTTGATGGTGTCATAGCTGATAGATGCGCCGTTGGATAAATCTCTAGCCCTCGCGACCCCTACAGCCGTACCTCCGCGCCCATGTTTTTCTCTGAGCTCTAGACCACGCTTCGCATTACTGCGTACCGCCTGTGGAGGAACGAAACCATCAGCCATTAGTCCACCCGTTCGATCTGTACTGCATAGGGATTGATATGTCTAACTCTAACAGGTTCGTGATTTTGTGATGGCATAGATGACATCTGTATGACCTGACCACCTGTGTAGTTAGGTGCATCAAAGTCAGGGATGACAGGTAGTAGTGCGCATCTGCAGTTCGGATGTGCCGGTGGCTGTGTATGACCGGATGGGAAAGGTGCGCCGATACCTACAGTCTGTCCATCATTCTGTGCGCAGATAGGACATGGATCGAAAGTAGTCCACTCCATCTCAGCTAGACCTGCCTCGCTATATCGAGCGACTGTCGCTGCCGATACTGCTCTGTTTGACTCGGTGATAGCAATCATGAGGGCTCGCATAGGACTTGCTATGGTCTGCGAGATGAGTTTGGCTGCCTGTTTAGGTGATAGACCGAGCTCTATAGCCTCACCGATAGCGTTGCCGATATCTCGTAGCTCTGTGTTCGTCAGCTCTTTGAGTGTGATGCCCTGTGCCTCTAGGAGTCTGCGGAATGCTCGTGTGGGCTTGAGTATGAGTGCCGATATCTGATCTCCTGGCTGCCATGATGCCCAGTCAATCGCTACTTCTATATCCGCCTTGACGATATCTGCGCTCTTTGACTCTCTACGCTCTGCATCTGCGATGAGCTCCTGAGCAGCGAGATCACCTAGTAGATATCCAGTAGCCCAGACTCGTAGCAGCACCATCTTGAGTGCCTCTAGATTCAC